AAGGAATTCCAAAAGAAATTGCGCTATAGGACAAGTGAGAGAGAAGTTTTGGCATTGTTTAAAGTCATAAACAAAGAAATTTTCAATAACAAGTTACCTATTCCCAAGATAGAAGTCATGCCAAATTGTAGGACGTATTGGGGATTGTGTTCGGCAAATGCGTTGGTATTGCATTCTGACAAGACAAAATCAAACTGTACGATAAGACTAATGGATAAATGGTTTTGCAAACAATGGCTTATCACTACACTAGCACATGAAATGTGTCATCAATATCAATGGGATGTGATCGGGTATCAACGTTTAAAAGAAGGCCGTGATCCTCTTATGAGTCACGGTCCCACTTTTTTCATATTCCGTGATAAGTTAGCCAAACGCGGCATATCTCTAAAAAGATCACATGGGATGCGCAGGTGGTTTCGTCATCAAAACTTATTTAAGTGTTAACAAGCATAAATACTCATTATGCGTGAATACATCAATCTAATCCAACAACTATCCGAAGGTACGGGCATTGTCGGTCTAAGTGCCGGCGAAATCATAAAATATGATGCTCGTTTTAAAAAATTTATAGAATACATAGAAGGTAAAAAACCCTTTACCACAGTAGACGGGGACAAAGTTATCGTTGATCCTAGAGAGGCAAGACGCTTCTTAAATTTAAGAGCACAAGATATGTTCAAGGGTAGCTTAAAAGCAAGACTATCTGACGGAGACGAGATAGCCTTGAGTAGTCTAGCCAAAACAAAAGATTTTGGTGGCGCTGCACCTGAAGCCGGACAAGATCCTAGTTCCGCAGGCAAAGAAGCACTATTAGTAAAACCAGGTCAAATTGGAATTGTAGATCAAAATTATCCAGCAGAAGATTTTTATGACGTTATTGCAAGTAACCCAACATTATCCGGTACTGACTATGGACAAGTAATTCAGCAATTGGCTCAATATATCGTTTCAGGTGAATACGTTATGTTGCCTCAGGAATACAAGGGAGCGGCAAAAGAAAAAGTACGTAAAGCAATTGTTGATTATGCCGGCGAATATCTAGGTGTATTGGCGTTACTGTACAATCGTAGTCGCTTCCCACGTAAAGCACAATTTCAAGAATGGTTGGGCGGAGATATCAATCAAATTTCATTAAATTTTCCTAGCAAAGCAAACAATAACCTTGCTGATAGTTTTGCTACACTTACTAATAGTACTACAAATCACACATTGAATATTTCTAGTAAAGGAACTGGTGGTGGTGCGGCGCCTGCTATCTCGGGTCTTGTAATCCCTGAACATGTTAAATCAGATCCTAACTATGCAACTGTTGTTGAAATGATTGACATTTGCAAAAATGATTCTGTGTTAATGTCCATTTTTAATCTGATGGATTTAATTTACAGCGTAAATCCAAAAGCAATCGATGAGAGATATCATCCGTTCTTGCCGTTCTCGCAAAAAGAACCTAAATTACCTGCACTATGTAAGCAGAGTAATGATTCTAGAAAATCAGCAAATCCTATAGGCATACCTAAAAAATATAAGTCATTGTGGTCTAATGTTACTGGTGGTGGAACTGAAGGCGGTAAAGTATTATATGGTATTAGAAAACAAGTTGATGAAGCAATCAATAAGAAAGATGCTATTCCTGAATTCAAAGACGCTATCTTGCAGATTTTGGAAATGAACTTCATCCAACAATATTGTGACTACAAGGGAGGCGAACTAACATTTGCAACTCAATGGCCCGCAAAACTAGACGGCAAAATTAGCTTGGAAAACAAAGCAAGTACCACTGACCCGTTGTCAAATGGATTCAGTTTCAAGCTAGGTAGAACTGATAACAGTGTAAGCTCAGAGCCGAGTGAAGAAGAAATAGATGACACCGGTAGTGAAGAAGACTTTACCTCAGCAGCCGCTGACATTGCCGGCGCATCTAAAAGATCAAAAACAACTGATAAACCAGAAGTGGGTAACGTTGGGCGTAAAAAGCGTTGACATTTCATAAATTTCCTGTATAATAGTAATTATTTTATACAAAGGAAGTTTATGTCTTTAGTGCCAATGGTTTTAGAACAAACGTCACGCGGTGAGCGTAGTTATGATATCTACAGCCGATTATTGCGTGACCGTGTTATTTTGCTTGAGGGTGAAGTACACGATCAAATGGCAAACTTGATTGTTGCCCAATTATTGTTCCTAGAATCAGAGAATCCAGATAAGGACATTAGTCTCTACATCAACAGCCCCGGTGGTAGTGTAACTGCTGGTATGGCTATCTATGATACAATGCAATTCATCAAGCCTGATGTAACTACTATCGTTATGGGTCAAGCTTGTTCAATGGGTAGTTTACTTGCACAAGCAGGTGCAAAAGGTAAACGAATGATTCTTCCTAATGCACGACACATGATTCACCAACCCTCAGGTGGCGCACGTGGTCAAGCTACTGACATGGAAATTCAAGTCAAAGAAATTTTGGCTATGAAAAAATCTCTGACACAAATCTACGTTGACCACAATAGTGCAGGCAAGTCATTCAAAGACTTGGCAAAGGACATGGAACGTGACTATTTCATGAGTGCCCAAGAAGCCGTAGACTATGGCCTTGCTGATAAAGTACTCATAAATCGCGGTTGACAATAAATCCATGGTGTAGTATACTCACATATTATTGGAGATATTATGCCTTGGATTCAAAACGTTGCAAAAAGCGATATCGCAAAGGGGTTCCACATCAACCCCGGTGCGAACGCCATGCTGATTCAGATTGTTGACCCACCTGGCGATTTTCCTACTCCCAAATACAACTTCAAAGAAGTGCATCAGTTCCAGTTCCTTGACATTGAGGAACATGATTTCGCACTGGATGAGGCTATGCGTTGCAGTCATGAACAGGCTAACCAGCTTGTTGCACATTTACAACACGCACTTGCTAACCACATGAACGTGATTGTCCACTGTGTCGCTGGTGTTTGCCGTAGTGGTGCCGTCTGTGAAGTCGGCGTCATGCTTGGCTTTGATGACACCGAAGCTTTCCGTAGCCCTAACTTGTTAGTCAAGCACCGCATGATGAAAGCATTGGGCTGGACATACGATGAACAGGAACCGCACACTATCAACGGCGTGCCGTTCCAATACGATGAACTTGGTAACAAAAAAATCATCCTTCCTCCTACCCGCGAGGAAAATTGGGATTGACAATAAATGGATTTGGGAGTACAATACTTGTATTGACACTGAAACACAGGAGAAAACATGTCAACGATTCAAGATATCAATGCTACTATCATTTCGGGTGTGTTCACTAACGAACAACTGGACTCTATTCAAATGGCAATTAAGTTTGCTAAGAATCAGCTAGCCGCAAAAGCCAAGTTTACATTGGTCAAAGGTACTCAAGTGAAATTCACTTCTAGCCGAAATGGTCAGACTATTCTCGGTACGGTTGAGAAGGTCAATCGTAAGTTTATCATTGTGCGTGAAAACGGCAAGGCGTTCGGTGGCTCATGGCGAGTCCCCGCTAACATGCTTCAAGCCGCTTAAGGAGTAATCATGAATTTTCTAGCTGGTCTCACCATCATTGTCGGTGGCATTGCACTGTTGACCGTTCTCAGTTTTATCCTGAGTTGGCCCGTATATATGCTTTGGAACGGTTGCTTAGTTGGCGCTGTAGCAGGTGTCTCTGAGGTGACTTGGCTCCAAGCTTGGGGTCTGACAATTTTGTGTAGTTTTTTGTTCAAAACCACTACTACTTCCTCGAAGTAAAAAGGTTGACAATAAATGGATTTGGGTATATAATTCATTTATGAATAAAACAAATGACATCATTCAATGGGCAGGGGTTGTGTTTATCGTAGCAGGTCACATCCTGAATTCGATGGGAAACATGGATCCCTATAATATTATAGCATTCACTTTTGGAACCATATTGTTCATGACTTGGGCGTTGCGTGTACGCAACAATGCTCAAGTTGTGGTGAACGTAGTTTCCGTTGTTATCTGTTTGCTTGGTTTGTACCGCGCAATCTGAAGGTTGACAATAAATCAATTTGGGTATATAATAGA